TATGCAGGGTATGTGGTAGGGACATGGGGAGGAGGAAGGGGGACCGCTGCTGTGGATATGCGTTGGACCTCGACCACGAAATGACGGTGGAGAGGTGGCGGGAGCGGTATGGCACTTTGCCATACCAGGAGGGGCTACTATATCCGTACTTCCGATTAAGTCGGGTAAAAGAGAGGTGAAAGGGATGCCGGCGAAGAGCAAGGCGCAACAGAGGCTCATGGGAGCGGACCTAGCGAGGAAGCGGGAGGGGAAGAAGACGAGGACGGGGATGACAGAGGAGCAGTTGAAGGAGTTTGCGGGGACGCCGAGGAGGGGGCTGCCTGCGCGGAAGAAAAAGAAGTAAGTGTTGAGGCTTGACGACAAGACCCTGGTGGAGCACGCGGAGGAGTTCTTCCAGGAGAAGGGGCGGAGGGCGTTCAGGCACTTTCTGCCGTACGTGCGGGTAGTGGCGTCTGGGACGGGGGTAGTGCCCCTGGAGAAGTGGCCGCACGTGATGGAGCTGGTGGACAGTGTAGAGGAGAGGTCCAGCATCATCATAGGGAAGGCGCGGCAGATAGGGATGACGACCATACTATCGGCGTATGCGGTGTGGCACGCGATGAACGTGTCGAACGCTTTGGTGCTGGTATTTAGCAAGGGAGAGAAAGACGCCTGGGACTTTCTGTCGCGGTGCAGGCTGGTGTGGGAGAATCTACCTAACGGGCTGAGAGAAGCGCAGGGGGATCCGAGCAACCGGGAGCAGATGACCTTTGGGAACGGGGGGCGCATCATGGCGTTCCCTTCGACGGAGGGGGCTGGACGGGGGCTGACGCCGACGCTGGCGCTGATGGATGAGGCAGACCGGCACGAATACCTAGATGCGGCGTACAACTCAGTGGCGCCGGGCATGGCGGACAACAAAGGGCAACTGATTCTGTTTTCGACGTGGAACCCTTACAGGATGGAGGGGTTATTCCAGCAGATATACCGGAATGCGGCGGAGCTAGGGTTCCACAAGCTATTCTTTGGTTGGAACGTTCGGCCTGGGAGGAGTGCCGAATGGTACGAGGAGGAGAGAAAGAAATATCGGGATCTGGCCCTATTCCAGAAAGAGTATCCCCAGAGCGAAGAAGAAATGATGGCGCCCGCCAGGGCGCTGGCGGCATTCAACCTAGACGTGCTGGTGAAGATGAAACAGGACGTGAGGCCGCCCATTGAAACACTGCTCATGGGCAACGGGGTCAGGGCGAACGTCTACCAGAAGTTTCAGGCGGGCAAACGGTACGCGGCGGGCACTGACACGTCGCACGGAACAGGCAAGGACTTTGCTGTTACCGTCGTGCTGGACGTTGTGACCGGCTACGTGGCGGCCGACATTCACAGCAACGTCCTGAACCCGTCGGAGCTAGGGGTAGCCTCAGTTGAACTCCTGAACATGTACGACAGCCCTATCTGGGGCATTGAGGACAACGACTGGGGTGTACTGACGATTGAACACGCTCTGAATCTCAAGTACAAACGGCTTTACCACAGAGACGAGGGCAAACCTGGGTGGCACACCTATGACACGTCCAGCCTGGCCAGCCGTGGAAGCCGGTACACGTTGTGGGGAGACCTGATTGAAGCCATTGAGTCCAGGTTTATCACGGTGCCGAGCGCGGAGGGGCTGGCCCAGTTTTTCACCGTTATTCGCAACCCGCTACAGCGTGGTAGAATAGAGGCGCTGTCCGGGGGGCATGACGACTACCCGATGGCGGTGGGCATAGCGTGGCAACTCCGAGGTTTTGCCCGCCCCGCAGCGGGAGACAGGGGCGAGCGTTCCACCAGGTCAAGGAGAAAGAGTCTGACCGGAAGGTACGGTTGGTAAGTGGACTTCAACAGTAAGCCGGACACCACCTGGATTCAGCAGGTTGTCACTCACCTGACGGGGCTGTGGTCTGACACCCACGCCAGGAACAGCGTAAGGGACAGTTACTACAACCGCACGTTCAGCCTCTGGCCGGAGGGGGTAAAGAGGCCTATTTTGAGGCCGGCAAAACCCCGGGCCATCATTGACCACGCCGTTGACCAGATTGCGGGTTCCTCTGCTACCGTCAGGAGATTTGGGGAGAAGCACAAAGAGGACAACGACAAGGTGGAGAGGGCCATGCAGGCCATCTTCCACCAGGCGTCGCTTAGGGAACCCAACCCCACGTTCAAGCAGATAGCCAAGAACCTTGCTCTTTACGGCTATGCCGTCGTCGAAGTGGCTCTGGACTCCAAAGACTTGCAACTTGCCAGGGATGAGGAACCGGAGGGGGAGAAGGGAGAGACCAGCGAGGAACTCAAACGGCGCAAGGCGCTCTGGGAGCACCGGCGTAGGACCGTCATGCCCTTCCGTATTCGGGCGCCCCACCCCCAGAGGGTGCTTCTTGACCCCATGGAGAAGCAACCCTACGTGGCGGTCAAAACAGGGGTGTGGCTGGCGCAGACCCTTCACGACATCACGGCGGCTCGGAAGAAAGCAGGCAGGGGCACGGTGCACGTCTATGAGGTCAAGGATAACCCCTTTGAGCCTGTACCCTGCATCGAATACTGGGTTGAGGAGTGGCACTCCCTTATAACCCTTGCCAACGACATGCTGATTGTCGAGCCTAACACGTGGAGATTCGTCCCGTTTGGACACGCCTTTTCAGGCCGGGGTCAGGAACCGTCGAACATCACGCAGATCAACCCGGAGTGGCAGGCCGTGGGATTCCTGGACCATCTCATGGACGACATGAAGGCAAACGCTCAGGACATGGCGGCGCGTCACAACATGCTGCTGGAAGCCGCCTTCATGCCCATGGGCACGACGCAACCGGCGGAGCAAGTGGAGGAGCAACTAGCTACCTCTGGAATGGTGGAACTCCCCAGCCGAACGGACCTCTGGTACCTGGAAAGACCCCAACTGCCCAGGCAACTCCAGGACATTGACGCAGCCTTGCTCAAGGACATTGAGGATGGGACGTATACCAGGGCGGTGAGCGGAGTCCGGGACGTGGGCGTCAACACCGTGGGGCAACAGGCTATCTTGAACACCGCTGGGCAGCGAGCCTTTATCACAATGTCGGAGCAGGTCAGCCACCTGGCGACCAAGGCTGGCGAGCAAATCGCCCAGCTTATAGATATTCTGGACCTCAAGCTGGAAGTGGAGGGCCACGAGATAAGCCGCAGCGACCTGAACAACGACTACAGTATGGAGGTCAAGTTTGAGATAACAGACCCCGTGCTGAGGTTGCAGGAGAGGCAGCAGGCGTTGGCGGAGCTACAGGCCGGCGTTCGGTCCTTGGAATCCTTCTGGGTTCTGGCTGGAGTGGAGGACGTGACGGGAGAAAGAGAACGAATTGCCGAGGATATGGTCTATGCACACCCGCTGGTGCAGGAGCAATTCGCCAAGCTAGCGGCCCAAAGGCTCGGTCTGGCCCACCTGCTGGCTCAGGAGGCCGCAAGGGGCGGCGGCGCAGCTATGGGGGCCGGCGCCCAGGCCGGCGGGCAGCAACAGTCTCAGATACTTGGGCCTGACGGAATGCCCCTACAGTCCACGTTGGGGACCACGGGACCGCAACAAGCGGCACAGCAGGTTAGAAGCGGCATGAACGCTCTGAGACAGCCCTTGACCCCCCAGGCTGCGAGGCCGGGGCGGAACGGGCAGAACTTGGCCGGGTGAAAGTATGGGAGAGCGGAACCCCCTGGAAAAGGTCTTTGACAGAATCGTGGACGACTATAAGACGCGGATGAAGAAGGCCGATGCGTCTGACGCCGTGCCGTTGGGCAGCGAGAAATTACGGCCTCGGGACGCCAGGGCGCGGTTTACTTCTATGACTGAGCAGGAGCGCAGCCGGTTCATTCAGCAAAATGGCGTCGAGGCAGTCTTGAAAATGCTGAGAGGGCGAAATGGCTAAACCAGCACAGGGCGTTGACGAGATTATCGCCACGGAAAAGACCCAGGCGGAAGCCAACGACGAGCTGCAATCGCAGAAGGACAAGGGCTTTGTAAACGCTTATATCAAAGTCGCTGACGGGGAATTCCAGGTCTGGTCTGGAGTTACAGGCGGCGAGTTCGAGGGTTTTCCCACCAAGCAAGTGGCCCTTAATGACGCTCTTGCGCGTGGCGCCTCCGCGTCTGAGATAGAGTACGTCAACCTTGTCAACGGCAACATAAGGTGGGCCTTCAAGTCAGCGGAGCCGCCTCTTGCTCCTGGCTTCTCAGTTGTTGAAGACCCGAACACAGGTGATAAGTACGCTTTCAACACAAAGGCAGGGCGGATAGAGGGCGAACCCTTCTTTGTGAAACAGCCTGGTGTGGACCCCACCACCGTCACGTTCATACGGGACGAGCAGGAAGGGCCGAACCAG